GTTTTACGATACCAAGGATTAGCTTTTACATGGATAGGATTTGATGAACTTACTCAATGGGCAACACCATTTGCTTGGAACTATATGCGAAGTCGTTTACGTTCTACTGCACCAGACCTACCCATCTTTATGAGAGCAACAACAAACCCCGGTGGAAGAGGTCACGCTTGGGTTAAAAAAATGTTTATAGACCCCGCACCATACGGAAAGGAATTTGATGCAACCAATGTTGAAACAGGAGAAGTATTACGCTACCCATCTGGACACGCTAAAGCAGGAAAGGCTTTGTTTAAAAGGAAGTTTATACCTGCCCGATTATCCGACAACCCATTCTTATCAAAATCAGGTGATTACGAAGCCATGCTCCTCTCCCTCCCAGAACAACAAAAAAGACAGTTACTTGAAGGGGATTGGGACATTAAAGAAGGTGCAGCTTTTACTGAGTTCAACCGTAGCATTCATGTCGTTGAGCCTTTTAACATTCCATCTAACTGGGTAAAGTTTAGAGCATGTGACTATGGATATGGTAGTTACTCAGGTGTCTTGTGGTTTGCTGTATCGCCTAGTGAACAGTTAGTAGTATACAGAGAACTATACGTATCAAAAATACTAGCTACAGACTTAGCAGACATGGTATTAGAAAGAGAAGCAGGTGATGGAAATATTCGATATGGTGTTTTGGACAGTTCTTTGTGGCATAAGCGTGGGGATACTGGTCCTAGCTTGGCTGAACAAATGATTAGTAAAGGATGTCGTTGGAGACCATCAGATAGAAGTAAGGGAAGTAGGGTTGCAGGAAAAAACGAAGTACACAGACGATTACAAATTGATGAGTTTACTGAAGAACCACGTATGATTTTTTTCAATACTTGCACAGAAACTGTTTCTCAACTACCGTCAATTCCACTAGATAAAAAAAATCCAGAGGATGTAGACACAAAAGCAGAAGACCACTTGTATGATGCCTTAAGATATGGTATAATGTCAAGACCAAGGTTTAGTATATTTGATTATGACCCAAGTATGACTAGAGGAAATTCAATGCCGATAGCAGATTCTACTTTCGGATATTAAGGAGACTAAATGGCTGAAGAAGATATAATGATGGAAGAGGATTCTGTAGCGTTACAAGATACAGATGATTCTACAATAGAAGATGCTAACGTAGATAGTATTATTCCTTTTGTAATAGATAGGTATAAACGCTCAGAAGATTATAGATATCAAGATGAACAAAGATGGTTGAAAGCGTATAAAAACTACAGAGGATTATATAGCTCCGATGTACAATTCACTGAAGCAGAGAAGTCTCGTGTATTTATAAAAGTAACAAAGACTAAAACTCTTGCAGCATATGGTCAAATAGTCGATGTTCTATTTGCCAACCAAAAATTCCCCCTTTCCGTAGAACCAACCGAATTACCAGAAGGTGTTGTGGGTGACGTAAACTTTGACCCTAACGAACCTGACCAAGTACGTGAAATGCAAAGCCCTTATGGGTATGCAGGTGATGGAAATGATTTGCCACCGGGAGCAACAGAAATATCATTGTTAGATAAACTGGGAAGTTTAGAAAATAAATTAGAACCAGTAAAAGACAAACTTAAAGAGGGTGCAGGTATGACACCTTCTGCTGTAACATTTAGTCCTGCTATGGTAGCTGCAAAACATATGCAAAAGAAGATACATGACCAGTTAGAAGAGTCGGGTGCAAATAAACACCTAAGAAGTTCTGCATTTGAAATGTCTCTATTTGGCACAGGTATAATGAAAGGACCATTTGCTATAGACAAAGAGTATCCGAACTGGAATGATGAAGGTACATACGACCCTACATTTAAGACTGTACCACAGGTAAACTATGTATCTGTATGGAACTTTTATCCAGACCCAGATGCAAACAACATAGATGAAGCACAGTATGTAGTAGAAAGACACAAGATGTCTCGCTCACAACTAAGAGCATTAAAAAAGAGACCGTACTTTAGAGACACTGTTATTGATGAAGTAATAAGCATTGGTGAAAACTATAACAAAATGTATTGGGAAGACGATTTATCTGACTATGCACCTGAACATGGTGTAGATAGATTTGAAGTTCTAGAATACTGGGGCATGGTAGATACTACACTTATAGAAGAACATGGTGTAGAAATACCGTCTGAGTTACAAGAGTTTGACGAGTTACAAGCAAACATATGGATATGTAACGGTAAACTTATACGTATGGTACTCAATCCATTTAAACCTGCAAAGATACCTTACATGGCTGCACCTTATGAGCTTAA